ATGAAATATTAAATGAATTAAAAAACAAAATAGAGGATATAATAAATGCTTAGTCCAATAAATTATGAAGTTTTAAAGTATGAAATAGCTACTTTCGAGGGGAATCATTTAGAAATAGGTGCATTCGATGGAGAAGGTGTTCGTTCTTTGGCATTAGAATTTCCAAATAAACATTTCTACGTAATAGATCCATTTATTGAAGATGGATATACTTCTTGGATTTCAAATAAAAATAGGGGTGAATCTATGCCTCATATACGAGAAGTTGCAATACAAAATATGAATTTACCTAATATAACACATTATGAAATGACAACCGAAGATTTCATTAAGTCTAATATAAAATTAGATAATGTAAAAACTATAATGATTGACGGCTCACATATACATGAAGATGTTATAATAGACATCGATTTTAGCTTAGATTTATTGAAAGGCATTCGTGGTATGATATTCATGGATGATACAAATAAACCGGATATATTGGCTGCTTATAGTAAGTATTTTCCTTTCAAGTCTGATGGTAAATATACTGTAAAATTTGTTGATTGGTATAGAATTGTAATTGGAAATTTTTAATAAACTATTTTGGTTTTAAAGTATGAGGAAAACTTTTGTAGAATATTTGGAAAATCAAGTAGAAAAAAATCCAAATATAGTTTTAGTCACTGCAGATTTGGGATATGGATTATTTGATTCCTTTAAAGAAAAATATCCAAATAATTTCATAAACTGTGGATCATCTGAGCAACTAATGATTGGTTTGTGTGTTGGGTTATCGTACACAGGAAAGTTGCCTATTGCATATAGTATAACACCGTTTATTGTTTTTAGACCAATAGAACTTATACGAAATTATGTTAATCGTGAAAAACTAAATATAAAATTAGTTGCATCTGGTAGAGATAAAGATTATTCGCATGATGGTTTTACTCATTGGGGACATGACGATGACATATTGAAGTATTTTGAAAACATAGATTTTAAAAGACCATCAGACGAAAATGAGTTAATTGAAGATTTACATACTACTTTTTCAAAAGAAGGTCCTGTTTACCTTAACTTATCAAAGAGGATATTATGAATGTAGCGTTTTGTACTCACGTTTCTGATGATTGGTTTTTTACAATAGGTGCGGACAAACTATTGAAATCAGCAAAATATTTTCATCCTGAAATACCATTTTATGTATTCAATTCGGAACAAATACAAACCATTTTCGATACACATGAAAACTTTAATTGGACAACAATACACCCTGCAATATCAATGCAGTTAATAGATGAGTATGATATGGTAGTTCATTTTGATGCTGACTGTATCATAACTGGAAAACTAAATGAATTATTGGATGAAGATAATTTAAACTATGACATAATAGGTGTCAGAAATAATAATGATTTTAAGAAGGCAGGAAAGGATTCTGCCATTTTTGAAAAATATAGTTGGGACACATATCTTAATTGTGGTTTAGTTGGAGTAACCAATAAATCCTTTTTAGAAAAATGGATAGACTATAATTTATCATTTGGAAATATTATGCCATTCCAAGAACAATCCATTTTGAATAGAATGGTACACGAGGAAGATTGGACACACAAAATCTTAGATCCAGTTGATAGTAATGTTTACTATGGAATATCAAATGTTTGGGGTGAAAGAACACATTGGGATTCTTGGAAGGAAATTAAAATAGTTAATGATGAACTAATACTCAATAACAAAGTAGTAAAAGTTCTACATCAGGCAGGCGGAAGTGTGAAAAATAAATTACAACCAAATATGTTTAACGAAGAAACATTATCGTATTTTAACAAAATAGAATTGATGTAATAGAATGAAAGAAAGTATAATAATAATGCAACCATTTGGTATAGGTGATATTCTTTTTATATCACCTATTATATCAAAATTAGATTACGATGTAATTTGGCCTGTAAATGATCAATATATTTGGATAAAAGACTATTTGGTTTTTCCGAATACAACATTTGTAGAAATGTCCAAATACATAAAAGAACCAATATATTCTTTGGTTGATAAGATAGATTTTCTAAACGCAGAAAACATACTACGGTCAATGGGTGTTAAACTCGATTGTATGGGTGCAAAATATCATTATGTATCGGAAGATGTTTCTGAGTGGAGAACATTAAAATGGAATAGAAATTTTGATAAAGAAAACGAATTGTATGAAAGCTTAGGATTGAAAGATGATGAAAAATACACATTAGTTAATTGTAACTTTGCTTCTCCAGAATTAAAATATAAAATATCAATAAATCCGGACGATAACAATAAAATTGTATACATGGATTATATCGATGGGTTCACTCTTTTGGATTGGGGTAAGGTTATAGAAAAATCAAAAGTATTTCATACGGTAAGTACAGCTACATTTTATATGGTAGAATTTTTAAATTGTAAGGAAACAGAATTGCATCTTTATCCGAGATACGGGATTGATACAAATTTGAATCCAATTAGACCAATTATTTCTGAAAGGTGGATATGCCATGAGTAAACCAATTCATATATTTGTTAGACACAATAACAAATCAGTAGATAGAAAAAAAGATGTTAAGCCAGAATGGTTTTCATTTCAAAAATGTTTTGACTCTTTAATAACAGACAATGTTGATATAACAGTATGTCTTGATGGTAAACTCGAAAATCATAATGTAGATTTTCGTGGAAAAGAAGTAATAGAATTCGTAGGTGGTTCAGATCACGCTAGTTTTGATTTTCTATTGGAAACAGTAGTAACAAAAGACTTGGATGCCGATACAATCGTTTATTTAGTTGAAGATGATTATATGCACAGACCAGGTTGGGATTTAGTGATGATGGATGCGTTTGAATCATTCAATGTTGATTACGTTACGTTATATGACCATCCAGATAAATATTTTTTACCGATGTATGAAACATTACAATCAAAACTATTAGTTAGTAAATTATCACATTGGAGATCAACACCATCTACCTGCAACACTTATGCTGGTAAAATGGTTACATTAAAAAAACATTGGGATATTCATAAATTATATTGCAGACCAGATGTTACTCACGATGGATATGATCATACTAAATTTACGCACTTGTGGAATGAGGGATCAAATTTAATATCATGTGTACCAGGATACTCTACTCATTGTGAAAATCCATTTGTTTCACCACTCGTTGATTGGGCAAGTTTATGATTAAAGTTTCCTATGATACTAAAAAATTTCAATTCAAAGAAATTTTATCGAACTTACTAAATACCGTTGATTTATGTCAAATAAATGAAACGATGAAAGTATTAAAGAGAGAAAATGATCAGAGTACAGTTTATCATAAAATGTATTATGATTGGGCAAGAACAGATGAATTTGTAAATTTATATCAAAATTTTATTCGAGAGGTTGTTTTACCCATTTACAATAAAAGTATAGTGTACCAGTCAATACCAACTTTCAGAGTTGCATTTCAGAATAATATTGCAGTAGGTGAATTTCATAAGGATAAATGGTACAGAGATATTTCTTGGGCAGAAAAAGTATCTGAGGATAATTTCTTTTTACCATTCACAGATGCATTTGATACAAATACAATATGGGTGGAAACAGAAGAGGATAAAGGTGATTATTTCCCAATGGAATGTAAATATGGTGAAATAATAAAATGGAATGGTAGTAATCTCACACATGGTAATAAAATAAATACAACTGGTAAAACCAGAATAAGCGTTGATTTTAGAGTAATACCATACGATAGATATGAACCAAGTAATCATGGATCAATAAACATGGACTCTAAATTTTCTATCGGTGGGTATTACGATTTATTGGAGATATAATATATGATTTCAGTAATAATACCAACATATAAATCACCATCTGCTTTAGATTTATGTTTAACTTCAGCGATAAAAGGTCAATCTAAAAAGAATGAAATAATCGTAGTTGTTGATGGTACATACGATATTAACAAAGATATTTTGGAAAAACACGGTAGTGATATACTTGTTTTGAATTTAGAAAAGAATCTTGGTACTTGCCGTGCTACAAATCTTGGTGTGTATAACTCAACCAATGAAAAGATTTTAATAGTAAACGATGATAATGTTTTCCCTAAAAATTGGGATGACACATTGGAAAAATGTTTTGAGGAAAATTCTGTAATATCACCTAATCAAATTGAGCCATACCCAAGTATGTTTAGGCAATTTGTGATAAAAGATTTGGGAAGAACACCCGATGGTTTTGATTTGGATGGGTATTGGTCGATGTCTGAAATGATTTCTGACAATGTTAAGGATGATTCCGGTTCAACATTTCCAATTTTTATATCAAAGAAGGATTTTTTAAGAGTAGGTGGATTCGATGAAAGTTATCCATCCCCATCTGGATTTGTGGCTGATTGGGAATTCTTTTTGAAATGTGAACTAAATGGTATGAAAATGTTAAGAGATTACTCCACACACTTCTACCATTTTGTGTCTCTTTCTACAAAAACACCAGAACAAGTAGAGTTATCAAAAAAATATGAACAAGATTGCCATGAGTATTTCTACTATAAGTGGGGACAATGGGCTCAACACAATCCAAATAATAATTCAAAAATGATTTCAAAGTATATTATTTAAGACTAACACCATATTTATAGTGGGAATACATCATTTAATTTTGGAGAATATCATGCATGAAATAGCAAGCACACTTGTGGCTATTCAAACGCAACTTCGTTTCTTTCAC